TCGGTGGCCCAGTCGGTCTCCAGCAGCTTGCGCTCGGCGTGGGTCTTGGTCTTGATGACCTCGATGGCGGAGCGTCCGAGCTTCGAGGCGTCCAGGCCCCACGCCTGCATCACCGGGTTGATGCCGCCCTCGGTGAACCACAGTGTCTCGTTCAGCGACTGGGCCCGGTCGGCGTCACGCTTGAACGAGGTGCCCTCGAAGAACAGGTTGTTGTACCAGGTGCGCCCGGTGCGCTTGTCCTCATCGCTGTCCACAGGCTGTGAGTCGGGGTGGAAGAAGTCGACGTCGACGCTGATGATGTTGGCCGGGTCGACGCCGGACGCCTCGATCGCGGTGCGCAGCCGGTCCAGGTGGATCTCCTTGTACCCGGACCCGGATGCCACATCGTCGGTGTGGAAGACGTGACCCAGGTTGGTGTCGGAGATCAGCAGGTCGATCGGCGGCGCCTCGTCGATCGGGTTGGCCGGATCGCGGAAGCGCAGCATCACCCGTCTGGCGAAGCGGTTGTTCAGCTGGGCCAGTGGCCGGCTGACCTCCACGTCACCGGGGTGGGTCACCTTCACCTCGTCGAACAGCGACCGGACCAGGTCGATCGGCTGCAGGCTGACCCGCGACAGCAGCTCCTCGCCTGGAACCCGGAAGGTGCGGCGGGTGGCTGCGGACTTCGCGGCCTGCCGCTTCGGGGAGTTCCCGACCATCGCGATCACCGGCTTGGACGCAGCCGAGTCGAGCCGCTGGTTGGCCTCGATGGAGGCCCGCGGGATGTCCCCGGTCCACGGGCCGTACCGGAAGTCCGGGTACAGGTTCAGCTCGACGGTCCGCTTCAGCTCGGTCGGGCTGGGTGCCAGGTCACCCTGCAGCCCGGCCCACCGGTGGATGTCGACACCGGCCTTGAGGATCGGGCCGTCCGGGTTCAGCAGCGTGTCGGCCAGGTAGGCGTACGACGTGTCGTAGTAGCGGCGGTTGTCGGCCCGCGACTCGTCCGGGTACGGCGAGACCGAGATGCCGCCGGAGCCGGTGGACACCAGGTCGTCGAGGAAGACGGTCACCGTCGCCCGTGACAGGTGCTCCCACTCCGCCTTGGTCAGGTCCACCTGCCCGGCGCGGGACGGATCCTCGAGCTGGCCGGTCAGCTTCATCATGATCTGGATGCTGGACTGCGACTTACGCCGGAACGTGTCCGGCCTGGTCATGATGTAGCCGATGATCTCCCGCTGCCGGTCGGTCTCGGTCAACGGGTCGGTGTGGAAGGAGAACATGTCGACGGCCTGGCCTGCCGGGTCGTCGGCACGGAGCAGCTCGACGCGGGCGATGAACGCATCGAGGTCGGCGCGGGCGCCCAGCACCTCACGCTCGATCCGCTCCACCTCGTGGATGTCGAGGCCGGGAACGATCTTCGCCTCGATCAGGCTGATCTCGTCCAGCATCTCCATCCGGCGCTGCATCACCAGCTGGTCCAGGGCGACATCGGTGTAGGCGAACCGCTCGGCAGCCTCCTTGATGTCCTCGCCGGGCCGGGCGCCGAAGCCCATCAGCCCTGCGGTGCGCTGGATCCGGCGTGCGTCGTGAACCTCGCGCATCACCTTCTTCAAGGTGGCCGGCCCGCTCAGATCCGGGACCGAGGCGACCGATGCGGCGTCCTGCACGATCTTCGCCACCGTGCGGAACGCCCGCTGCGCAGCCCGCTCGATCTCGGTGACCGACAGCACATGGTTCGCGCCCGAGGTCTCCGCGATCACGATGTCGTTGACGATCCGCTGCACCGAGAAGTGGCCGTCGTGGTTGCGGGCGGTGGCCTCCAGCATCGCGCAGTACCGCATCGCGGAGTCGTTGTCGATGGATCCGTCACGAGCGAACATCGACTTGTAGTGGTCACCCTCGAGCAGCGACTTCAGGTCCTTGCCGACCAGCATCTGGGTGGTGAGCCGACCTTCTGGGCCGCGCTCCATCACCTGCGGGAACAGCACGCCGCGTGCCAGCGGCCTGGTGTCGGGGTTCGACAGCAGCGCCAGCGCACGCGCCACCGACTCCGGGGTCGGATTGCCCTCGGAGTCCACGGGCATCTCCCACTCGACCTGACGGCCCTCGTCGTCCATCGAGACGACGCCGTCCTTGGCGAGCTGGGACAGGTTCCCGCCGAGCGCGTCGAGGTTCACAGCCGTCATCGACGCCTTGAACCGCTCGTAGTTCGTGGTGTAGTCGTAGGCGTCGCGCATCGCGTCGAACGCGCCAGCCGGATCGACGTTGTCCGGGTTCTCACCCTTGTTGTGCGCCTTCGGGTAGAACCCCCGGACCGCTCCGACCACCTGGTACATCAGAGCCTGCGGTCCGAGACCGACGTTCATCTCGCGGGCGTTGGAGATCGACTTGACGAACGCGTCGTAGTAACGCCGATCCTCGGACGTGGCGGTGACGTTCGGGGCGCCGGCGTCAGCCTTCAGCACCCGCTCGATGGCGGAGTACACCTGGTTGTCGGACCGCTGGATGTTCTGCTCCTCGACCAGGTCCTTCACCAGATACTGGGCCCCGACCTGCAGCGAGGCGATGGCCTCCCGCTGGGTGGAGCCCTCCATGCCGGTCGACCAGCCGCCGTTCGCCTTGTCGGCGTCGAAGGCTGCGGTGTCGTCGTACCAGCCGACGATCGGCGCCTGGTTGCCGCGGATCCCTGGAGTCGTGTTCACCCAGCGCAGGAACTGCTCCAGGTTCTCGGCGTTCTGCAGGGTCTGCATGAACTTCGTCATCAGCAGCCCGCCGTCGGCCTGCATGTTCGGCGACAGGTCGTAGAGGATCCGGAACATCCGGCGGTCCAGCTTGGAGTACCGCCTGCCCTGGTGGCCGTCGGCGTCCTTCTCGGTACGCGCGTTCAGCCCGAGAGCCTCCCACTGGGCGAGCAGCACGTTGCGCCAGTAGTGCATCTCGGCCTTGTTCGCGTCACGGATCGTGAACATCTTGTACACCCAGTTCGCGATGTACAGGTCGTCGTCGCGGCGCTCGAAGACCGCGTTCGCGGCGGCGTCCGGGATCAACGCCATCACCTTCTCCGCGAACGTCGGGTTCTGGTCCAGCATCCGCTGCACCATGTCCAACGTCAGCTCGTCGGCGCGGCGCCCCGAGAGCTCGGAGAACTTGAACAGCGCCTCCCTGATGTCGGCGTGTGCCTTCTTGAACGCCTTCGACGTGCGGTAGTGGGCGTCGGCGAACTCACCGTTCAGGTGCTCGGTGGAGAAGTCGTCAGAGGTGGCGACCTTCGTGTCCACCGTGATCCGGTGGTGCCCCACGGACAGCAGCGCGTCGACCACGCTGCGGTACGGGGACACGTCGCCGGCGGCGACCTCGGCCACCGAGTACGGCATGTTCGCCGACGACTCGCGACCCAGGTACGCCGCCTCGTTCCGCAGCTTGTAGTCCTCGGACTTCCGCTCCTTCTCGTCCTTGGCGGTGTAGAACCGGACGTACTGCTCCACACTGATGTGCGGACCCATCAGCCCGGCTGCGTCACCGACCAGCGTGAACAGCTGGAACGCGCCGAACACCTCGACGAACGCCCGCTGCGCGTTCACCCCGGAGCCCTTGGTGCCCTGGCCGTCCGGCTTCGTCATCTGACCCAGCCGAGCATGCTTGGCCTGCAGCTCCGGGCTGATCTCGAAGATCGCGTCCTTCTTCACCCGGTCCCGGCGCAGCTCCTGCTTCAGCAGCATCTGCGCCAGCGTGATCTCCCGGCCCGTCGTGGTCACGTTGCCGTCGGAGTCGTAGTCGAAGTCGAGGACGGCGGTGTTCGCCATCACCGCCATCGCCTGGGTCGAGGTCAGCGACGGGTCGAAGTCGGTGGCGTTGTTCGCCAGGGTCCGCAGCTGGGCGATCACCCGGCTGGTGATCTCGTCCAGCCCGTGGACCCGGTCCAGCTCCGAGAGCGTCGAACCCGCCGACAGCATCTCGTAGGACTCCGCCAGCGCATACAGCTCCGCCCGCTGCGTCGGCGTGGCCGAGGACAGCACCGAGGCGGTGAGGCTGGTGTAGTGCAGCTTCTGGAACTTGCGGAACATCGCGTCACCGGCCAGCCAGTTCCCGATCGTCTGACCGGTCGTGGCACTGCGCTGCGCCCGACGCTCCCGAGCCTCGCTGACCCGCTTCACCGGACGGCCCCGCCGGCTTCCCGGCGTCGGGCCCAGCAGCGGACGGTAGGAGGCGTAGTCCTCCTGGAACGCCTGGAACGTGGCCCGCACCAGCTGATCCATCCACAGCCACTCGTTCGACAGGTTGCCTCGGGCGAAGGCGTTGATCGGGCCGTCGGCCACCTCGAGCAGCCCGTCGAGCAGCACACTGCGGGAGTCCTCGTTGCCGTCGCGGACCGCCGCGAAGAACTTGTCGAAGACCTCATCCAAGGTCTCGCCGGGGATGATGTCCTCATACCGGCGCCGGATCGCCTCGGTGATCGACGTCGTCGCACCGGCGGCAGCGTTCACCAGCGCCGGCTCGGTCGAGTCGTAAGCCTCCGACAGGTACTGCACTACCCACTTCTCGTACTTCGGGGCCTTCACGTTCACGCTCACCCCGGCCCCGAGGAAGTGCATCCCGGCGCGGGCCGCGACGAACTTGTCCTCATCGAGCAGCAGCTGGTTCTGAGTGCGGACCTTGTCGCCGTCGTAGTCGCCGCGGATCGCCGGAAGGATCGCGTGACTGACCTCCAACACGTTGTCCGACCTGGAGACCGTCAGCTTCGGCGACGCCTGCGGCACCAGCACCTGGTAGGACCCCGACTGGTCCTGCGGATCCCTGGTCACCACCTGGGAGACGGTGCGCGCCAACGCCATCCGCTCCTCGTCGGTGACCACCGGAGTCCCGGCGACGTTGTCGGCACGCCGGTTGAACGCGTCCCGGAGGAACTGGTTGAGCCCTTCGGTCTCGGCCAGCACCATCGCCGGGGTCGCAGCCGGGTCGTACATCCGAGTGACCCGGTCGTCGATCTCACGACCCAGCGCCTGACCCAGCCGGATCATCTCGTTGACCTGGGTGATGTGGGCCTGGATCTTCGCGAGATCCGCCTGCAGCCCCTCATCAGCCGGAGCCGCGTCCAACGCCGCCTGCGCGTCGGTCTCGTTCCGCTCCAGCAACGCCAGCTGCTCGCCCACACCGCGCATCCGGTTGCCGAAGTTCCGCATCAGCTGGGCACCGGAGGACACCACCGCGTCCGACGGCATGCTGCCCGGCAGCAGCTCGCCGTTCGCATCCACCTGACCGGCGTCCTGGATCTGGGTGATGACGAACGGCTGGTCGGTGTGCGGTGCAGCCTTCTTCAACGCGTCTGCCCGCGACGTGGAGATCGCGTCGACCACCTTGTTCACCCCGGCGATCCCGGCTGTGAAGTCCGCAGCCCGGTCGTCGGCGTACTTGGTGAACGCCGCCTTCGCGGTCTCCCGCTCCAGCTTCCCCATCTGCGCCTTCGCGCGCTTCTCGGTCGGCGTCATCGCCTTCAACGCCTCATCGGACAGCACCTCGCCGCCGGTCTGGAAGTAGTGCGCGATCCGCACCTGACCATCCAGCTTGTCCTCGGCGGTCGGGCCACGCGAGTTGATGCCGAGCCCCATCCCGACACCGCCGGCGGCGCCGTAGATCCCCGAGTTCACCATCTCCTGCATGGTGCCGACACCGTGACCGTGGGAGTAGTTCTCCAACGCCGACTGGATGATCTCCTCGGTGCCCTCACCGAACCCGTTCACCAGCGCCGTGGTGAACCGCCGCTCACCCTGGGCCATCGACTGCGCCGCCCGGTAGAAGTCGTCGGCCTTCAACGCACCCTGACCGACCTCCTTCGCCCGCAACGCGATCACCCGTGTGCTCAAGCTCGAGATCGCCTCGGACGGAGCCAGCAGCCCGATCGTCCGGTACCGCTGACCCACCACGTTGCCGAGCTCGTCGGTGTAGTACCGGTGCCCGGCCTCGATCTCCTCCCGGCCACCGGCCCGGATCGCCGCAGCCTGTTCGGCGGTACGGCCACCGGCCCACGTCGGAAGCACGTCACGCAGCACCGGCTTCCCGTACGCCACCTTCCCGACGTCACCGAGGATCCCCGGCGCAGCCGCACCCACCTCCGGGATGTCGGCAGCAGCCCGACCCACCTGGGCTTTGGACAGCAGCCCCCTGGCCAGTCCCAGCTGGGCCACGTCAATCCCGATCTTCCCGATCCCAGCCGCAGCCTGGGTCGGGGAGAAGTTCCCCTTCTCGTCGGTGAAGACGTTGTCGAACCCGCCCCGGTTGTAGTCGAACTGGGCGCCGCCGGTCAACGCCAGCTCCGCTGTCTCACCACCGATCGTCGAACCCATCTGCGCGGTGTACAACCCGGCACCCACCGGGGACGCGAACTGCAGCGCACCATCACCGATCGCGGCCCCGATGTCGGCCAGCTTCACCCAGGACGGCACCGTCGAGTCGCCGGCCTTGTCGGTCCGGTAGAACTCCGAGGTCCCGTCGCCCACCTTCCCGTAGGCGACGTCGACCAACCCCTGGTCCACGTTCTGCAACGGGGAGATCAGCTTCCCCGCGAAGCCACCCCACTGCTGAACACCCGTCGCCGCACCAGCCCAGCCGCCGTACTGGTCCGTGCTGAGCGCCGTGATCTCGTACGCCCGCGCCGCCTGCTCGGTCAACGAGTCCTTGTTCAACGCAGCACCGATGCCACCCACCAGACCACCGATCGCGCCACCGACCAGCGCACCCGGCGCCGCACCCACACCGAAGAAGAACGAGCCAGCCGCGGCACCCGCACCAGCACCGACACCCGCACCGCCGGCGGCACCACCCAGGATGATCGCCTCGTCGGTGTTGCCCTGCTCGAACCGGTCTGCCGTGTCCTTCACATCGGCGTTGAACTCCATCGCCTTCAGCTGCTGCGGGATGTCGACGTTGTCCTTGTCCCGCTGCCTGGTGATCTCCCGGTTCAGGTGCTGCAACGGGTCAGAGGCCGAGAATGCCTGCGCCTTCTGGTCCGCAGACAGCGTCCAGGTGGACATCGCCAGGTTCGCGGTGTTCTTGTCGAACCCGCCATCCTTCTGGTCGTACAGGTTCGCGACCTTCTTGCCGTCCTGGTACACGTCGCCATACCGGTACTGCTTCCCATCGGTACCGGTGTGGTCCCAGGTGACGATCCCCGTCGCATCCGGAGACTCGAAGTAGGTGTTCGCCGTCCCGTTCTCCAACGCCGTGTTCCACCGCGTCATGTAGTCGTTCACGAACTGGTTGTCATACCCGTTGTTCGTGCCGTCGAAGTTCGCACCCGTGTACCAGGACTGCGCCGCACCCGTGTACCCGATCTCCGGGTCCGTCACCCACTGACCCAGCTTGGAGGAGTCGTACCTCGGGATACCCGCCGCGACACCACCACCCGCTGTCGCAGCCTGCTGCAGCCCCTCCGGCGCCGCCGGGTTCTGAGACTGCCCCAACCACGGCTGCAACGCACCGGAGTCGTACCTGCCCACGACTACTCCTGGGGACCTGAGGAAGTTTCCGCTCAGGCTACCGCTCAGTCCGCCACACAGACACTGACCGTCACATCGGTATCGACCGGCTCACGCTGATGCAACGCCACCACCGCTACATGGAAACCGCTCGGGCAGACCGGACCCGCCGGTCCGGGCGGACCCTGCCTGCCCGGTCGGCCTCTCACCCCATGCACACCCCTCGGACCCTGCCTACCTCTGATCCCCCGCTCACCTTGTACACCCCGAGGGCCTCGACCACCAGAGGCACCCGTACTACCGTCGATGCCGTCCGAGCCGCTTGGACCAGCAACCCCCTGCTGACCGGCGGCGCCCCTTGGACCCGCAGGACCTGGCCGGCCCGCAATCCCCCTAGGGCCGGCAGGACCTGCCGGACCCGGAACCAGCACCGTGGCCGTCGGTACCGGCGGAGACGGCGCAGCAGCCGGAACCGGATCCGGCTGTACCGCAAGCGCGAAAGCCAGCACCGCCGTCACCGTCGCAGCCACATAGCCGAACGGCGCCGTCGTGAAGATCACTTCGGACCCTCCTCGTCACGATGCTTACCCTGAGACAGGTTGTAGTCCGTACGACCAGCCAGGAACCCCGCCAGCAACCCGATCAGCGTGTTGATGACATCCGCGATCTGCCTCGAGGCGTTGGACGTGTCGATCTTCGGGTTCACGATCTCCACCACCACGATCGACGCCGCCGCCGCGAAGACCATGAAGCACACCGTCCCCGCGATCAGCAGCACCAACAGGTCACCCGTGCTCCGATCCCGCAACCTCGGACGCTCCGGTGTGGCCATGACCCCATCCTCACACCCCCCGCGCCCGCCACACCCGCTCGATCAGCCTCATGAGGACCCAACGCCCCCAGTCGTCTCCTGGGTGTCGCCACAACCGACGAAGCTCGAAGTCGTCAACGTCGAACCCACTAATCGGATCAGTCCGGTGCTGCACCCGAAAAGGCTGAAACCTTTGTGGGAAGTTCCAATATAAACAACATAAACAAAAGAAACATGATATTCCCCCTTATTATATATATATATGGGTATTAGGATCCATTAGGAATGTAATAAGTGAAACATGTGTTTCGTTTTGTTTGGCTATTTTTGGTTGGTTATCACAGTGGTAACTGATGTCGCTATGTGACCTGGAGGTCAGCATGGATTTCGGAGATGCGCTCAAGGCTAGCGTTATCGCTGGCATGGATCCCATGAATGGGATGATGCGCTCGCTGATGGCGTCCACTATCCGTGAGAAGGATGTGGTTGTCGGGCAGCTGGTCATGGATAACATGGACCGGTTGCGTAAGACGATCGCTGAGGCGAAGACTGCTGGTGAGGACCAGAAGGTCATCGACGCATATCAGCGGATGCTGGACAACTACACTAAGTAGTTGGGATTGGGTGTGCTTTCCAGCCTTATGGCTGGGAGGCATGCTCTTTTTTTCACAATGCGTATGCGTTGATGAGTTGACACAACATGACACAACATACTTTCACCTAGTCTCGTGACGTTTGCGCCCAGGCTACTGGGCGAGGGATTGTCACAAGACAAGGTGTGCATGCGCAATGTGGTTGTTAGAGCATGCCGGATTTTATGACACAGTCATATGCTGGATTACGCACACTCATTATCCAGCTACGTGAGTAGCTGTCTGCATCCGCACATCTATGTGGGATTCTCCTGAGCGCGGAGCGCGTATGTCTTGACAGCTCACCTCAGGTGTGTTGTCCAGATGTAGACACCACCTGCGATATTCGCACTTGGTGTCTACATCTCGGCGTGTCGCGCGCGACACGCCGTGTTGTAGACACCACGGATTCCGTAGGTGTCTACATACGTGTCTACATTTTGAGACGGCGTGTCGTCGGCGTGTCGCTGCGACACGCCGTGTTTTCGTACCTTCGGATTTCGTGTAGACACCGTAGACACCAGAAAAGGGCAAAGTTGCTGAGACGTGCAGTGAAGAAACTTACCCCTGTCTACGGTGTCTACGGTGTCTACATTTCGCATCGTCGCAGGTCAGGCGGCGTGTCGCCGCCCAGCTGCCTGGTGTCTACATTGGTGTCTACATCTCGGGCCGGATCCGCCGGCTCGAGCTGCATCTCATCTGTCGGACATCTTTGAGGATCAGTTTTGGCTGAGCCTGTTGCCCGTGCTCGGGCTTGCCGCTATGCGTAGCGACGACTCATGCGTGAGTCGCACTCATGCGTGAGTGCTGGGTTTGTATTTCCTTTTTGGTTTGGGGGTAAAGGGAGAAGAGATATCGAAGATATCTCTGAGAGAGATTGGGAGATCTCATGCTGTTTGCACTGGTAGTGATGGCATTGGCTACGGTCATTGCCACCCTCGCGCTGCTGTTGTACATCCGTCTCGGTGATCTGCACGAGGCGGACAAGATCATCGTCGGTCTGCACGACGAGACCGCCCGGCAGGCTGCGGTGATCCGCGAGTGGGAAAGGGACATGGAAGGGACGTTGAAGTCCTTTGCCGATGTCGAGCTCGAGCGTGACCTGTGGCGATCGAACAGTCTTGATCTGTGTTTGCAGATCGAGGACCATCTGTCCACGATCAGCAATCTCGAGACCAGCGTGGAGACGCTGCATCTCGAACTGGTCAAGCGTGAGCTCGCCGGTTCCAAGCGGAGCGGTAATCCCGCGAAGAAGGCAGCCGCCACTCAGGCGAAGTCGGTGTGGTCGTGAGGGTGTTCAACACCCTCTCGGCTGCGTTCATCGTGGTCTGCTGCCTGGTGGTGGCTGGGTTGCTGGCGATGTCTCAGAACGAGACGTCGCCGGCGCCAGCCCTCCATCCGGGCAGCAGCCTGCGTCAGCCCTATGGGGGCTGCAAGGAGGCGGCAGGTTATCCGGGCACGGCGGGCTTCGCCTGGTGTGCCCGTCATCACCTGCTGCATCTGCCGAATCTGCGGTGCTACCGCACCTACGTCACCTACGATCGCTGCGTGCGCAGCGGGAAGATCGAGGCAGTCCATGAATGAGAACCAACTGCGTGACCAGCTGGGGTCCGAGGCCCTGGCTGTGGCTGAGATCCTGCGGCGTGGCGTCGTCATCGGTGACGACGTGATGCCGCAGTCGCACGGTTGTGCCATGTGCATCTGGCACCTGTCGACCCTTGATGGTCAGAGCCTGGACGGTGGCTCCGCCAACGGCCTGCTCGGGTACCTCGAGGATGGTCGGTACGGCGACCCGGTCGGCATGGTGCTGCATCCGGTGTCCGGCTGATGTACGACGGGCTGATCGCCGTGCTCGTGCTGCTGACGGCCTACTCGATTGCCGTCACGTCCACCTTGGTATGGGCGTGGCGGCAGTGGGGTCGGGCCAGTACTGATGCGACCGAGTACCGGTTGCTGCTGAATGACTACCTGCGGAGCGATGCGATGCGTCGTCATCCGGCAGGCAGAGCTCGGCTGCCCTACCAGGTCGAGGCCCACGCTCTCGATGCTGCGCGGCTGGCGGCTGAGAATCCGGGCACCGTGATCCACGGTGTCTGGCCTGCTCAATCGGGGGACTGAGCAGGCAGGCGCAGCGGCCCGACTCCGCGGGGGGTGGAGTCGGGCTGCTGCCCACGTATCGAGGGGACCAGCCCCTCACCTACATCGGAGGTAACCGATGAGCTACATCCCGTTCACTGCCAACGATGAGTCTCCGTTCACGGAGGCTCGACTCGTTGAGCACGCGCGGTTGCTCAACAAGATCACGGCCAGCCATGACGCTTTTGCGCATGCGGCTGTGGTCAGGTTGGAGCACGCTCGAGGCCGAGCGTCATCGGCTCAGGTGCGCAGCGCCGACCGGCTTGCCCGAGCTCACAAGGATCTCATCCTGGTGGAGCTGGGCTTCGGTCGGTTCGGGCGTATCGACGACGACGAGTAGTCGTCTGACACCACCGTGAGGTGGTGTCCCACATGCAGCAGGGCTTGCCCGTCGGGGGTGGGCAGGCCCTGCTTTCTTGTCGTACCTATGCGGCAGGATGGCAACCCTCGAAGGAAGGAGCAGCTCATGGCTGCGAAGAAGGCGGCGGCTGCTGCGCCGGAGGAGAAGCCCAAGCGTACGCGCGTGGTTCTCTCGCCGGCGGAGAAGATCGCCAAGATCGAGCGGGACCTGGAGGCGGCGCGTCAGGCGCAGCATGACCAGGAGCAGAAGCTGATCGACAAGCTCCTCGAGAAGAGGACCAAGCTGGTCGACCAGATCGGTGAGCGTGAGGCGAAGGTCGTCGACTTGAACGAGCAGCTCCAGCTGCTCGGTTACGACGACGACCAGGCCGACACCGGCGAGACCGTCGAGGTCTGACGTGTCTACGTCGGCGGTCATCGCCGACGTGCGTCAGCTGCTAGCGGGTGAGCCGGTCTTCCTGGCCGGCTCACTCGTGGCAGCCGACACGTACGGCATGAGCAATGCGTTCACCGATGTCGACTTGTTCTGCCCGAACGGCAACGTTCTGGTTGCCATCGGGCAGAAGATGTTGGACAACGGCTACACCTTCGTCGACCGGTTCGACAGGGTGTGGGCGAGGTGGCTGCGCTACGGCTTCAAGACGTGGCACACCAACTCGTTGAAGCTGATGTCACCTGGTGGCATCGAGCACAACCTGGTCTACAAGCTGGCCGATGGACACCCGACCACCTCGCTTGCGCAGGTGATCGAGTCGTTCGACTTCGGTCTGCTGGGTGTGGGCTGGGATCTGGAGTCGAACATGTTCAGGGACATGCGGAGCTTCTTGTTCCCACAGTTCGTCAACGCCTGCAGCAGAACTCAGGCGCTGCCGATGATGCCGAGCAAGCGCACGAACTGGCGTGCTGGTTTCATCAGCCAGTACAACGGGCTGCGTGAGGTGGGTCGCTATGCCAAGTACCACGGGTATGGCTACGACCTGCGCCTGGTCAAGGAGGACCTGGTCGAGGGTTACTGGGGGGCGAGCAGCTACTTCTCCACGCACTTCGATGCGGAGAAGCAGATGCTCGGCAGGATCTACGAGGCGATCGCCTTGCACATCGAGGCGGACAACATCGTCGAGCTGATCCAGGCGAGCAAGACCATCGACTACAAGGACAGTCTCGACACGATCATGGAGGCTCTCGAATGATGATCTCTGCGATCCTCGATGTGGACACCGAGCACGCTGAGCTGGATGTGACCGAGCTATGCGCGGTCCTGGCTGAGCAGGGTGTGATCTCGGTGACCACGCATCAGGGCATCACGTTCGACGTGCAGATCCTCGAGCTCGAGCGGATCGTCGAGTTCATCGACGATCTGGATTGAGGGTGGGCTGATGTTCTGTCGGACCTGCCGCCGGATCTACGGCGGGCCGTGCCCGACGCACGGCATTGTGTCGGTGGTCGACGATAGGCTCGATCTTGCGATCGAGGCAGCGTCGGCCCCCAACCTGGCCAGCCTGTTCCGGGCGGCCAAGGCCAGCGGTGCCATCACCGCTGGCAAGGAGTACGGCGAGTAGCATCCGCCGGCTCCGTCCAGTTTCATGTCATCACCCTGAAAGGAACAGACGATGACGTTCACCACCAGCAGGATGCTCAACAGCAAGGTGCTCGTGAAGGGCACCGACCTGGCGGGTACCACGGGTAGCACCGTGGTCGACTCGTCCCAGTGGGACGAGATCAAGGACCGGCAGGAGTTCAGCCAGGCGACCGACGTGTTCGAGAAGGCGGTCAACGACTTCTACGCCCCGCTCGTGGCGGCGGCGGAGAACGTGAAGGCGCTGCAGAACAAGCCGACGGACCCGATCGGGTTCGTCGTGTTCGAGGAGGCGACCGAGGGCAAGGCGGCGAAGCCGGGCGACCTGGTGAAGCTGAACTCGGACAGCATCATCCTGCGTCTGGTCGAGTCCGGTGACACCGACCGTCTGGTGTGGCTCGACGAGTCCACGCTGGGTGTGCTCGAGGTGGCGGTGCCGGTGACGGTGGCGCAGCCAACGGCTGCCGAGGTCGGTGCCGAGGCGACGGGTCTCCCGCTCGACGAGGACTGAGCAAAGCCGAGGGCGGCACCTGTGTCAGGGTGCCGCCCTCGTTCAGTCGCTTCCACCAGCGAACGGAGTTGATGCTACATGAGCGGGTTCGATCTTGAGACCGTGCTCAAGCTGTACGTCATGGGAATGACGGGTGACGTGAGGTCACCGATGCCGCATGTCTTCGGTCCACCGGGATGTGGCAAGTCGACCATCATGGAGATGGCGGCGAAGCAGATCGGCTGCAACCTGCACATCGTCAACGTCAGTCGGATCAGTCCGCTGGAGTTGGAAGGTGTGATGATGCCGGTCGAGGAGAACACCAGGCTGAGCCTGCTGCACTCCACGATGTGGACCGACCTGGTCGAGGGGGACATCGTCCTCTACGACGAGTTCCTCCGTGGTTTCCCGGAGGTGTACAACGGCCTGCTCGACATCTTCACGTCGCGGCAGGTGGCAGGCATGGTGCTGCCGAAGGTCTTCATGATCGCTGCGTCGAACACGACTGTGTCCTACGACAAGGCGTTGGAGGATCGGCTGTTGCACCTGCCGGTGCCTGATCCGCGGAAGCTGAAGCGTGAGCGGAAGAAGCTGGCGCAGATCATCGTCGATCAGCTCGGGCTGTTGCCCGAGATGCGCGACTCGATGGAGATGCAGTCTCTGCTGGACAGCGAGGTGCTGCCCATGTACGAGGTGCTCGACTCGTTGAAGAACAAGTCGTCGTCTCCTGCTGCGCTGAAAGGCTGCAGCGTGCGCAACCTGATCGGTCAGGCGAAGCTTCGTGAGGTGCAGTCCACTGCACTGGCTGAGCTGTTGGCCATGAACAACACCCGTGCGATGCAGGCGGGCAAGGTCCAGTACGTCTTCTTGACTACGGGCAAGAAGGCGGATCCTGTGTATGGAGCCAAGGCACTGAAGCTGAAGGGCAACGCCCGACTGACCGAAGTGCAGGCGCAGAACCTGGACCTGAACCTCCAGCTGTTGGAGTTGGAGAAGATTCGTTTCGAGAAGGAAGGAACTGACGACGATGACGCAGATGAGTTCGTCCCCGATGACCCGTTCTGAGCTGACTGCCAGCCTCGATCTCTTCGAGATCAAGCCGGGCACCAAGTTCAGCGTGGCCACGCTGCAGGCGTTGCTGCCTGACGTCGAGACCCTGCTGTTCTTCAGCAAGGTCTACGAGTTGGACTACGTCCAGCTCAGTGACCTGATGTTCAAGGTGATCCGCACGCCGCTGAGCGACGCGCTGTTCGACGGCGAGCACAGCACCGAACTGCAGGACTACCTGCTGGACGGGTGGTACAACCACGACATGGACTGTGGTTGCCCCGATGACGGGAGCTGTGGCTGTGCCTGGTTCCCCGGTGTGCTGTTGAACACCCCGGAGGCTGGTCACGTCACGTTCGGTGTGGCCCCGCCGAAGGGCGAGATCCTCCCCGAGGTGTGGAAGTCGCTCGAGGTGGAGGTGGCGCAGGCGTTGAAGGACGTGGCTGCCAAGCTGGAGTCCGTGGTCTCGATGCTGCCCGGCAAGCAGGGCAGCATGGTGTTCAAGTCGATGGCGACGCTGAACGCCAGGCGCCCGACGATCGGTAACCACAAGGCGGCGATCGATCACCCGCCGATCAAGGAGAACCTGGTGATCCTTGACGTGTCGGGTTCGATGACCGAGGGGACGGTGCGCACCATCGTCTCCGACGTGGTGGCGATGAGCTACAACGCGAACGCCCACCTCGCCATCGTCTCGGACTCGGTGACCTACTGGGAGCCGGGGTCGTACAGCGTGGACGACATCCTCGATGCCGCCACCTACGGTGGTACGCACTACGAGCAGCTGGCTCAGGTGTTCACCCGTGACTGGGGCACGGTGATCTGCGTGGCCGACTACGACAGCAGCCCTGCTGCTGAGAGGAAGCTGCGTCAGGCGTGCGGTGGTCACCACATCGACGTGGTGCTGGACATCAGCCTGGTGAACAGGCCGACGTACCTGTCGGAGTGCATCGGCTGGATGGCCGGCGAGGTTCGTCCGCTACTGGTGGGCAGGTCGCAGTACGTGCTCGAGTCTGACTACGAGCGCAGGTTCAGCGGGCTCTGACTACTCGGCCCTGGTGCCGAGAGGCGGGTGGTTGTGATGTTCGGGGTCTCATCAGGTGCAACGTGATGAGTGTCTATCCCGGTGTCATGGCGCGATCCGTAGGGCACAGTCGCATCCTTGCACCGGGTGCGGCTGTGCCTCCACAGTTTTCCAAGGTGCTGCATCAGCGAAGAAATTTTTCGCGCGTGTGGTGCTACCGCAACACACCATCAACCCGAGTGAAAGGGGTGGCACATGGCCACCGGTAAGAACCCGAAGACCGTGACGATCTACGGTCGCTTGTCGTATCCGAACTTCAACTACCAGCAGGCAGTGGTGAAGAACGGCAAGTCGCAGTACCCGAAGGACGCCGCCGATGTGGCGCCGGACTTCAACCTGCTGGTCGAGCAGGCACAGCTGGACAAGTTCCTCACCCATGTGAAGGACCTGTTCCTGCCGTACTGCGCGGAGCAGAGCGCCAAGGGTGAGAAGCGTGACGCTCTCACTGCAGCGGAGGTCAAGCGGATCTTGAAGGTGATCGACTCCGGGGACTGGGCAGCGCAGCCGCCCTACATCCCGGTGAAGGAGATCGGTGACAAGACTGCCGTGCTCGCACCTGAGTGCGTGGCCAACGTCAAGGTCAACGGCAACAAGGGTGTCGACATCGAGCTCAAGGCCATCGTGAACAGCGAGGACGAGCTGCTCGTGCCGGACCCGGATCTGATCTGGACGGACCCGATCATCCTGCCCATCGGGCAGACGGTCCACCAGATGTACGGGGGCTGCTACGTGGCAGCGACGCTCAACCTGTACGCGTTCATCAGCGGCAAGCTGCCGGGGTTCAGTGCCTCGGCCAGCGTCGCCGTGTTCAAGGCTGACGGTGACCGCTTCGGCGGTGGCGTCAGCCTCGACGAGGATGAGATCTTCGCCGACTGATCCTGATGCGGGGCACGGTGGATCACCGTGCCCCGCATCTTCATGCGTTGAGAGAGGAGCAGGCTATGCCTGAACGTTTCAGTGCCAGCGTTGCTGGCAAGCAGATGGCGTGTCACGCCAGTGCCAACTTGGAACTGGCGATCCCCGGCTATGTCGCTCCGGTCGAGGACCGGACTGCGGACACCGCGGCCAACCGGGGCAGCAACATGCACGAGGACTTCGCGAAGATCATGGCGTACTCGCCTCACGATCTGGCGATGATGGTCAAGGCGCAGCAGTACATCCTGACCTTGCGGCAGAGCCGCAGGTTCAAGGTGCTGATCGAGCAGTCGATCAAGGCGACGTGGCTGGCCGGCGCACCGGACACCACGGTGGACCTGGTGCTATACACCCAGGACGAGATCCATGTGATCGACCTGAAGACAGGGCGGATCAGGGTGGAGGTGGCTGGCAACAGCCAGCTCCTGTACTACGCCGTGTCGTTCGCACACCTGGCGCCGAAGGCGAAGGGTGTGACGCTGCACATCGTGCAGCCGTGGGCCGACAACTGTGAGTCGTGGTTCGCCAGCACCAATGCGCTCGGCAAGTACATGGCTGACGCGCAGGCTGCTGAGGCAGCGATCATCAAGGGCGACACGTCGTTCAACCCTGGTGACCATTGCATGTTCTGCCCTGCGTTCCCGCATGCACGCGGGTTGAAGGGCAGCGCCATGTGTCCGGTCACCTTGCAGCTGCTGTACCCACATCAAGTGGACGAGGACGAGATCCTCGCCCTATAAGGAGAGATCATGAGTGGACTGATTGGTCTCGACTTCGAGACGTACGGTTCGGTGAACCTGCCGAAGCACGGGCTGGCCAGGTACGTGGCCGACCCGCACTTCCAGGCGCTGATCGGGAGCGTGTGTACCGAGGACTCGCGTGGTATCAACCAGTGCGAGACCCTCGAGTTCACGCACAACCGGAAGCGGAGCACGCAGGAGCTGCGTGCGCTGATCGGTGACAAGCAGATCGTGGCACACAACGCTGGCTTCGAGCATGCGGTGTTGGACTGGCTGGGGTTGGACTACCCGACCAGTAGGTTCATCGACTCCGCAGTGGTGGCCCGTGCCGCTGGTGCGGGTGGCAGTCTCGAGGCGGCAGCGCCTCAGCTGCTGGGCGTGGACAAGCTGGTCAGCGGCAAGGCCGGGATCATGCTGTTCTCCATACCTGGCAAGTACCAGGAGGAGAACGAGGATCCGGGCTTCGACTACCAGGTGGTCGAGGACAACCCGGACGAGTGGTTGAAGTTCATCGAGTACTGCGAGCTGGATGCTCAGCTGTCGTTCCAGATCGCGAAGCACTATCTGGTCCGGCTGACACATGCGGAGCAGGCGTACATGCATGTCACGATGGACATGAACCGTGCCGGCTGGACGGTGGACGTCGCCTCGGTGGAGGAGATGCACCGTCGGTACCTGGAGAACCAGGAGCTGGCACTGCAGGAGTTCCGGGTCAGCTGTGCTGCACCGGACCTGAACCTGAACAGCCTGAAGCAGATGAAGGAGTGGTGTGCTGACCGTGGCGTGAAGGCTACGTCGTTCGACGAGAAGCATGTCGCGTCCCTGCTGGGCAAGATCAACGACAAGCTGAATGCTGGCATCGCGTTGGATCCGTTGAAGGCTTCGGGATACCAGCAGGTGCAGCATCTGTTGGAGACCAAGCAGGTGCTGGGTGGTTCCAGCCTGAAGAAGCTGAAGGTGATCCTCGACACCGTGGTGCCGTGGGGTTCGCAGCGTGGTACGTACCGGCTGCTGGACCAGTACCTGCACTGTGGTGCTGGGCAGACGCTGCGCACCACGGGTCGTGGTGTGCAGATGCAGAACCTGAAGCGGCTGGCCGAGCCGGCGGACATGAGCACGCTCATGGATGTGGACTCGGAATGGGACAACACGACGATGGCGGCGAACGTGCGCCAGGTCTTCACGGCCAGCCACCGTAACGGTGTGCTGATCGTGGGTGACTTCGGTTCGGTGGAGTCTCGTGGTCTGGCGTGGGCAGCCGGCGCGCAGTGGAAGCTCGACGGCTACATGCTGGGCTACGACATGTACAAGCAGGGTGCCGCCCGTCAGTTCGGTGTCACCTACGACCAGGTCACCAAGGAGCAGCGGCAGTTCGGCAAGGTGGGCGAGCTGAGCTGCGGCTACCAGGCCGGGCCCGATGCGGTGAAGGACTTCGCCGAGAAGATGGGCGTGGTCCTATCCGAGGCGGAGGCATCGAGGATCGTGTGGGACTGGCGTGATGCCAACCCAGAGATCGTCGAGTTCTGGGAGAAGCTGGACCAGCTGCTGAACGAGGTCATCGGTACCGGTCGGCAGCAGGTGCTGTCGCTGGCCGACGGGTTCAGCCTGTACCTCGAGCCGGTGGCGACACCGTCGTCGCTGGTGTACCAGGCACCTGCTGCCCAGTCGATCGAGATGCGGGTGCATCACCCGGCACACGGGACGCTGTTGAAGCGGTACTTCCACGGGTGCTACCGGCGTGGTCGGAACGTGGCGTACCACAAGCCGTCGGATCGGAAGACCGGCGACCTGTGGAAGAACCACTACATCGACCCGAAGACCAAGCAGATCAGGTTCTTCGAGCTGTACGGCGGGAAGCTCGCCGGCATCCTGACCCAGTCGGTGTGCCGGGAGATCTTCATGCAGGTGGCAGTCGAGGTCAACCACTGGGCCAGGCGTCTCGGCCAGCTGCAGCTGATCGGCCAGTTCCACGACGAGCTCGTGGTGGACTACAGGCCGGGGGCGGTCAGGCTCGAGTCCGCGGTCGCGGACATGAAGAAGATGATGTCGAACCCTGGTCTGTTGAAGTCGTTCCCGTTGACAGCGGATGTCCACTGGGACTACCGCTACATCAAGTGAGACACCAAGAGGACCGTGGCCCGGTGGAACGGAGTGACACCGGGCTCGGCCCTCTTGGGAGAAAGGAACAAGCAACATGAGTGTGACACATGTGATCGGGATAGATCCAGGTCTGGTTCACACCGGGCTGGTGAGCATGCTGTTCAAGGCGGACTGTCGTGAGCTGGTCATCAGTGACCGGGTCATCGACGGGCCCGATGCTCGGGCCGTGCTGGCAGCGATCCCGTTGAACGGGGTGAGGCCAGTGAAGTTCATCGAGGGCTACCGCTCGAGGTCGAACTTCTACGGTGACAACAAGATGGTGGCGACCGTGGCTGAGATGGCCAAGGTGACTCGGGCCACCGTGGTGCAGAACATGGGCGCGAAGCAGATGGTGCGTCGCCCGCTCATGGAGCTGCTGGGTGTGTGGCGTTTCGCCACCCCCACGCACCACCAGGATCTGCGTGCTGCTGCGCGCATCGCCATCTACGGGATGCTCAAGGATGACGGCATGAACGCCCTGGTGGCGAGCGTGGTCCGTGACCATCTCGACGGCAGGACGTGGCAGATCACGTAGAAAAAATTTCGCAATCCACCAGAAGGGAACAGGCATGACGATGATCGAGCCTCGTCAAGAGGCGAACACGGAGAGCATCCTCGATGAGGTGATCGAGGGTAGGCGCAGCGTCTACGGTCAACCGACCGAGACGTTCGCGCGAGTGGCACAGATCTGGTCCGGTATCACCGGCCACGAGATCAACGCGTGTGACGTGCCGCTGATGCTGATGGGCTACAAGATCCTGCGGACGCAGGTGTGCCCCACCTACAGCGACAACAGCGACGACATCGAGGGTTACCTCGCGATCTTCCGGGAGATCGTGGGCGAGGACATGGTCCATGCCCGGAGCGTGTCGGAGTACCTGGAGTTGAAGCGATGACCGCGCTGGAGTACTACCTCGAGGAGATGCGGGCTGCGTTCGAGAAGCAGAACGTGGCCGGCGGTCAGCATCTGATGACCGCCGACCTGCGTCGTGCCATCAAGGGTGTGCTGACTGCGTTCGACGCGGAGCAGGAGGACGAGGAGGTCGAGGCCGATGAGCGGGCGTAGCGATGTGATGAAGCTGAAGAAGCGGCTGGAGAAGCAGGGCTTCGAGGTGGTGCGCACCGGGTCGGGACACTGGAAGGTGTTCCACCCGGAGCGTGACGGGTTCGTCATCATGGCGTTCAGCCCGAACCACACCGGTATGCACCTGACGATGAAGCGGCTGCGGAAACTTGGCTTCCATGAGTGAGCCGGCGTGGCTGACTGCAGCCGTGGACCAGCGCCTTGCGCTGATGGTCGAGACCATCGGTGAGGCCGTGCAGTTCATCGACCACGAGGTCATCGTGACTCCGTTGACGGAGCCACGAGAGGGCGCATCCGATGCTGAGATGAAGCACTGGGACTTCTCGTGCGACAACTGCGGGAGGTACTGCCCGACGAGACTGCTGGTGGGTCAGGTGACCCGCGAGCTGCATGGCAAGCCGGTGATGTTCACCTATGGTGCATGCCCCTGGTGTGCGGAGAGAGAGTGAGATGACCGAGACACTGGACGTGATCGCGTCCCGGATCGGGTTGAGGTTCTTCGACTACCAGATCGAGGCGCTCATCAACGCTGGGCAGCAGACGGGACCGGCGCCCCGGCTGTGCCTGTACTACAAGACGGGCGCCGGGAAGTCGCTGACCGCGTTGGCCGCGGTGAAGCGGTGGGGTCACAACGAAGTGGTGGTGATCGCGCCGCCGGCTACCCACAACCAGTGGATGCTGCTCGGCTTCAAGCTGAAGGTCGTGGTGGAGTGCATGTCGCACGCGAAGTTCCGTGCGAAGACTGTGCGCCTGTCACGGACGAAGGCTGTGATCGCCGACGAGATGCATCTGTTCGGCGGTCAGAAGGGTAAGGGCTGGGCCAAGCTGGACAAGATGGCCCAGTACCTGGAGGCGCCGTTGGTGCTGGCGTCTGCGACGCCGAACTACAACGACGCGGAGCGGTGTTACTGCATCCAGCATGTGCTGGACCCGGACTCGTGCCGGGGTGGGTTCCTCGAGTTCCTGTTCAAGAACTGTGAGCTCGAGGCCAACCCGTACGGGCAGACCCCGAACGTGCTCGGGTTCCTGCACCACAAGGATGCGGCGGAGTACCTGTCGTCGCTGCCGCTGGTGGAGTATCTGGAGGACGATCTGGTCTACCAGATCGAGGATCACATGCTGGTCACCACGCCTCCGGACGAGTTCACGAAGTACGGGTACAACCGGCGTCGGCACCGGATCATCGCCAGTGCGATCGAGGAGCGACACACCCTGGCGTTCCAGTCCCTGGTGGCGGAGGATGGTCTGATCCATCAGCACGTTCTCGATCTACTCGACACCATCGAGCCGGTTCGTCCGGTGCTGATCTTCAGTGCCCACGCCACTGTGGCGCAGGCCATGCACGCATCGCTGGTGTCAGCCGGCGTGAGTGCCGGGCTGGTGACAGGGAAGACGTCGGCGAAGGAGAAGAACGCTGTTCTTGACCAGTTCAAGAATGGCGTGCTCGACGTGCTGGTAGGGACAGCGACCCTGGCCACCGGTACCGACGGCATGGACAAGGTGTGCGACTGGCTGGTCATCCTCGATGACACGGACGATGACGCTCTGCGTCGTCAGCTGATCGGCCGGATCATGCCGCGTGGAACGGACGCGGACGCGAGTGGCAAGCACGTCCACCGCCTGGTACTGCAGTGACTTCCTTGCTCCGGTGACGGGGAGGGTCAGCCCACTCCTGGGCTGACACCGAGAGGAAGGAGACGCAGATGGAGGACTCCATCGAGCGTCGTATCGCACGACTGCTGGACCAGCTGGAGCGTCCGAATCTTCCCGACCACGAGGTCAGGGAGATCAAGGACAAGATCGAGTTCCTTCAGGGACTTCAGTCGTGAGGTGGTGAGGCAGGAGGCCGTTGCGTAAAGCGGCCTCCTGCCTCGCCCGACAGAGAGGAGCACGCATGCTAGAGCTCAAGACCCGGAAGGAGTTGGCTACCTACGCCTTCAGTCTCGCTTCGGGTCACCAGCTGGTGCGCCACCGTGGCGTCACCTACATCCCTGCTGACTATGAGACCAAGGACGTGTCCGTTCCGCCGGACATCGACCGTACCATGTGGCTGCCGTTGAACCTGGAACAGGTGGAGCGGCTGGCCTCGGCGGAGTTCGACATCCTGTTCGCGAACAACTCGGAGCTGGTGAACTACGACTACATGGTGGCGCAGAACGCCGACCACAACGACAAGCCGGTGACGTCGCTGCTGGTCAGGACCCAGGCAGGGCTGAGAGAACTAGATCACCGAGGTGATCTGGTCGTACCGACAGGGGAGTTCCGACCGAACACCCTGACACCGATGCTGAACGAGGACGCCGACGACAAGTCGTACGTCTTCGAGGTGGTGTCGGGCTGGCTCAACTCCGAGGAGGAGGCGGAGTCGTTCCTCAAGCACCTGGCGTCCAGTCTGGCGCCGGGCTGGTCGGCGGTGAAGTACATACTGTTGATCGGTGAGGGACGGAACGGGAAGTCTGTGGCGTTGAAGATGCTGCAGCGGATGTTCGGCGTGGAGAACGTCTCAGCCGTGACCCGGCAGATGATCTCCGAGCAGAGCCCGGTGGTCACCGAGCTGAACGGGAAGCTGCTGAACATCGTCTTCGATGGTCAGGCGGTCTACCTGAAGGACTCGGGGACCGAGAAGTCCCTGATCGCCGGTGAGCCGGTGGCGATCCGGAAGCTGTACGAGTCGAAGTCCACGATGGTGCAGACGAACGCCTTGTTCCTCGAGGGTCTGAACCGGGAGCCGAAGACGTCTGACAAGTCGGCTGCGCTGCAGAAGCGGCTGGTCCGGTTCCAGTTCCCGAACGTGTACCGGCTCGATCACAGGTTCGAGCGGCGGATGCTGTCCGAGCCGATGCTCGGTGCGCTGCTGTCGCTGCTCATCGACCGCTACATCCGTGAGGACGTGGTGGCCGCGGAGCTGGCGCCGACGTCGAAGGCGCTCGAGCTGCAGCTGGAGCAGATGCTGGTCAACTCCTCGGGTCTGCAGTACCTCAAGTACGTCGAGGACACCGAGCCCGACGGAGTGAACGGACTGTTCGGGTCCGAGTTCGGTGTGGTCGTCTCCGGCTTCCGGACGTGGCGGCTGCACAACGAGAACGACATCGGGAACTGGTCGGAGTCCGATGTGTTCGCGCAGTTCCAGCCGCTGCTGGAGACCGAGCGGAAGTCGGTGCGGGACAACGGGAAGATCAGCAAGGTCAGGTACGTGGTCGGTTTGAAGGAGGAGGCGGCTGCGTTCATGGAATCGCAACGGAGGGAGGAACCTGATGACGACGTCGCTGCCCTGGTGGAGGACTGATCGTTACGACCAGCTACAGCGAGACCAGGCGTTCAAGAACTACAACGGACCCAAGGGGCCGGCGCTGGTCAGGGTGTGGCCTGATGGACGGACCGATTCAGGCTGGGGCCTTACGTCCCAGCAGGGTCCGGGCTTCATGGAGAAGTACGAGCGTGGCGAGTTCGACCAGCGCCGGGTGCTGTACGGGTACGGCAAGGGCAGGTGGGCGTACGCCTACGTGATGAGGTCGGTGCAGCTGGTCTGCATCGACATCGACGGGAAGAACGGTGGTCTCGAGCACGCGAAGCGGCTCGGGGTGCTGCCGCCGACGATGGCGGAGACGTCGAAGTCGGGCGACGGGTTCCACCTGTTCTACTTCGTGACCGAGCCGTGGGATCCGGTGACCGGGTTTGGTCTGATGTCAGACCGAATCGGGATCGAGACCGGGGTGGACTTCCGGGCGACCGGGTGTGTCTACCACTACGCCACGCAACGCTGGAACGACCGGGAGCCGGCGCGGCTGCCGGACCATCTGTTCCAGATCTTGAACGCACGCGATCAGAAGATCGCTGCGACCACTGCCAGGATCACCAAGGTCTTGGCGAACGAGGATGAACTGGAGGTTCTCATGCTGAGGGATGAGATCATGAGCGACCTGGCGAAGCCGATGCCGCAGGGCAAGCGGAACCAGACCCTGTTCGCGATCGGCAGCCAGATGCAGCAGGCTCAGATCCCTGGATGGGAGGAGCTGCTGCAGGACCGGGCGCTCGACGTCGGCCTGCCGGCGGACGAGGTGACGAAGCTGGTCGCCAACATCAACAAGTACGGGCTGCCGTGAGCGAGCTCACCAGCGAGCTCTGGATGTCAGCCAGCGGGAAGGTGCATCTGCGCCGAATGCGCTGGTACGTGGGCACACCCGATGAGCGGGTGGCTCCGCCGACCCCGGTCATCATGATGTGCGGGCAGCGGGGGAGCGACCTGAAGCCTACGGACGACAGGGTCGGTGTGACCTGTCTGACGTGTCAGGGTTCGATGGGCACGGGTGCCCATCATCTGTGAGGGAGAGCCGTGGCCTTCGGGCTGCGGCTCTCTTTTTTTCTAGGTACGATCTCGGCATGGAGTCACTGGGTGACCAGAGCCTCCTCACCGAGATCGAGATTCTCTTGAAGAAGAGGTTCGATAAGGAGGAGGCCAACAAGCACCGTGTGCCGTCAACGGCCCACGGTGCGCAGTCGGCGGAGCGAATCGACCAATTGGTTCTCCCCGATGAAGAAAGACCAAGAATGCCATTCACCAAGGACAAGTACCTGGTGAAGGAGAACCCGCACTTGGTTCAGTGGGAGCGCGAGGTTCGCAAGTTCGAGCGCAACCTGTCGCCAGCGACTGGTCATCGCATTGCGGCTGTGATGATCTACGAGTGGGCCACTGGGATAAAGGTGGCCGAGCTGATGGCCGATGGTGGTACTGCTGGACCGGATCTCATGAAGATCAACAAGGCGCTGCGCTTCTACTTCGGTAAGCCGTACATGACCTACATCTGCGGGCGGAAGATCAACAACGCATATCGGGTGCCGCCTGGGTTCTATATCCGCAGGCACCGACCGATGACACTGACGCTGTACGCGGAGTACTGCGAAGGAACGCTTTACCCGTGACGTACGGCGAGCCTATGCGGATCGAGCCAGACGGAACTCACGTCTACTCGAACTACACCAGATACAAGCCGGTGCCGCTCGAGAAGCGGAAGTACGCGGTGCGGAAACCGGCTGACCCGCGTGCGTTCAGGATCCGCGGGGACTGGTTCCTGCCCCTGGACCTGCTCCCGGACGAGGCCCGTGTGATGCCCGAGACGCGCTCTGACGAGGACATCCTGCTGCACCGGGCCTGGTGTAGGTGCGAGGTCTGCCGGCGCCCTGAGGCCGTGATTCTGTGGCGCAGGGCTATGGGTCTGGACACCTCTAAACCCGTATCTGAGCCTCCGCCTGCTCCAGCAGGGTCTCATCTGTTAGAGCGCCACCTTCGAGCCTCTGAAAGATCTGCGCGATTGAGTCCAGGTCCTTGGCGAGTATCGCCTGAAGGTAGAGGGTAGCTGCGGTCTTGTCGAGAACGTCGGGGCTGTCCTTCCAGATCATCTGAACGGTGCCGAACCTCTGGTTCCAGAGCCAGAGGATTCTGGTGTCGAGGCTCTGACGATGTGAGTCGGGGATCTGTTTGCGGTATTTCCTTGTCGGAGTTACCGGCACAAGCTCGGAAGACATGAGCCCTTCCCTAGGAAGACGACATTGAAAAGGATCCAGCCCATGTAGCCGAAGGCGAAGATCGCGATGAGTCCCCACACGAATCCGAGAATCCACTTGAGCGGGTCATTCTGTGTCGCTTGGTCCATCAGGAATCTCACCTCCGGTCAAGTCGACGAAGTCGATCGAGACGTTGTTCCTGGTAGCCGGGTGGCTGCCTGCTCTGCGCTTGCCGACGAGCCGGTCGAGGATCATCTTCCTCGCCTTGTTGGCTCTGCCCAGGCTGCCGCGTACGCCAGCATCGGGCTGGTTCGCTATCTCGTAGAGCGTACGCGCCACCAGCTCATGGACCGGCCACTGGATCATCTCGTCATCCAGCGGTGTCGGGTAATCGGCCACCTGCTGCAGTGCCTGCCGCACGGTCACGGTCTTCACCGGGCCCACACTCCCGACCAGTCCTCGACGTAGTCGATCGCAGCCTTGTGGAGTCCGGGCTGCTCGAAAAAATTTCCTCCGAAGAAGTCGAGCTCCTTGGTAGCCTGCACCGCGTAGCGGTACGCGTCCATCATGTGGCTGAACCGGTCGTGCAGCGGTCGCTCGGTCCACATCTGGAGCTTGTAGTTGAACTCGTACTTGTAGTTCTCGAAGCACTCGAGGAGCCACTGGCAGTTGCCCTCGTGGACGATCAGGTTGTACATCTGCAGCCGTGCCTGCTGGATGTCGGTGATGATGTCGAAGTCCCCCTGGCGGGAGCCGGGGATCTTCCACACCTTGCCGGACTTGGCGAGGACGGAGACGTCGGGGAACTTGGTGCGCATCATGTCCGCCGGCGTGGTGTTGACCGCCTTCTCGTGGTGGTCGCCGTCCCACGGCAGGATGATCTGCGCGATCTGGTGGAACCAGGGCTTCTCGCGCAGCACGTCGACGTACTCCGGCAGCGCCTTGCCGTGTCCCTCACCGCAGTCGTAGAGGAACATCTTGGAGTTGATCCACTGGAACGCGATCCACGCCGTGGCATCCGAGTGCATGCCGGAGGCGCCGATGTCGAAGACCACGTAGACCGGGTGACCGGTGTTGAGGTTGAAGGTGTGGACACGCTGGTCGTTGACCATCACCATGTACGCCTCGCCGTAGACGGCGGCGGCGTCCATCTCCTCGAACGAGCAGTAGTACTCCTGTTCGAACATCCGGTCGTTGCCGAACCGGCGGTGGTAGGTCTCGCGGATCTGCTCGAGCTGGGCCTGGGTCAGCACCGGGTCCAGGTCTTCGGCGACCATCATCTGGTTCAGGTCGTCGATGGTGCGGATGATGACCTTGAACTCGGGGTTGCCCTTCATCGACTGCATCAGCTGCCACAGCGGGTTCTTCCGCTTGCCACGCGGAGTGCTGGCGAACATCAGCTTCTTGTCCTCAGCCCGGTTCTCGATGATCGGGATGAGGCGCGGGATCGGGTCCTCGCGGGTGAACAGGGCGAGCTCGGTGAAGGCGTAGTCCTGGAAGGACGTGCCGACACCGTTCTTGTCGCGACCGGACTGGAAGTAGCCCTGCATCTTGAGCCGGCTCTTGTTCCGGAACCGGCCCTCCATGACCGTGTCCTTCCAGTCCACGAGCTCGGCGGGCACATTGTCCTGGAGGGCCTGGATGTAGAAGCCGGACAGCGGGTCGTAGTAGGTCTTGTCGTAGAGGATGTCGCGGATCATCGGGTTGTCCAGCGACACGTAGACGCCGGTGGTCTTCGGGGTGCGGAGCCTGCGCTCGCACATCTCCATGCTCATGCCCACGTCCTTGCCCGACTGGCGCGGGTACACCACGCCCGAGATGCGGTACTTGCGCCACATCTCGTGGGCCTCACGCTGGTACGGGCGAGGCCGGTAGTGGACAGGGAACGTGGGCATGCGCGCTACTTCTTGCTCGAGGACTTCTTGGCCGGCGCCTTCTTGGCCTCAGGCTCCTCGTCGGGCTCCTCGTCCGGCTCGTCATCACCGGGCTCGAGGCCGTCGATGTGCTCGGCGTCGATCCCGACGTAGGTACGGAACGACTCGGCTGCACTCTGTGTCATCACTTTCCTCCCTTCGACTTGAGCGGCTGCACGTCGAAACCAGCTTCGACTAGCCAATGGTCAGTGTTCAGGGGGAACTCCTTGTCGTCCAGGGCGCGGCAGTACGCCGCGGCCACCCGGTTGTCGTGGTCGTAGGAGGCGATCACGTCGAAGGTGCCGTGGCCGGTGGACTCCCACTTCTTCAGCTCGTCCCACGCCGAGGTCAGCGGCTGGCCCATGAACGTGTCCTCGGTGCGGTCGGTGATGTTCTGGTCACCGCCGTAGAAGACCAGGTTCCGGCCCTTGCCGTACTCCTTGGCCAGCCGCCCGATCTCGCGGGCGAGCTGCAGGTTGTACTTGGCGTTCACCCGGCGCGCCGGATCCGAGGCGTTCGGGTTACCCCGGAGCAGGTAGTGAGCGGTCAGCACGGTGATCGTGCCGACGTCGGCGGTCATTCCGAACTTGACGCCGAGCACACCGCGATGGCCGTGCTTGCCTTCGCCGACGTTGGGCGCCAGCACCGGGGAGAAGAACCCGTGCCACGAGCCTGGCGTGATGACCGCCTTGCGCACAGCGATCCAGGAGTCGCTGCTCTTGTGGTTCGCCACCCGGAAGCCGTAGGCGTCGGCAGCATCCTTGAGCCGGTCCCGGAAGTCCTGGGTGTTGGTCTCGGTGCCGGTGACCCAGGCGACCTTTCTGTCGGACGCCCGTGTGAAGATCCTCTTGAGGTCGGCGTCCTGCTGTTTGGTCGTGTCGGTGAACTGCAAGGAGGCGTGCATCGCGTGGAGGCGTGGCATGGCTGTCTCAGATCTGTAGGTCGGGAAGCCCGATGGTTCCGAACAAGGTCGAGAAGTCCTCCTTGGCCTCACCGCTACCCGCCTTGGACTGGATGCCAGCCTGGGGCGGGTCTGCCTTCGGCTTCACGACAGCCGGCGCAGGGGGCGATGAGGTCCCTGCACCGGCTGACGTGGTGGTCGGAGCGGGAGCAGCGCGCTCTGCCACCAACTGGGCCCGGATCTGTTCGATGATCGGCTGCACGGGGATGGAGTAGCCCTGCAGCTTGCCCTCGACGCGCAGCTCGTACGGCGTGGCCAGGTCCGCGAACCGGTTGGCGAGGGTGACATCGAACTCTGCAGTACCGGGCACCAGGTCCGGGTTCTTCTGGAACAGCTCGATCGAGGCGTGGATGGTCTCGAGGAAGTCCTTGTTCTCCTCCATCGAGGCTGTGGCACGGTCCTTGATCTCCTCGACCAGGAGCGTCTTGACGGCGTCCTGCCACTCGCGGGCGTCGTTGACGTCGCGCAACGTCTCCATGCCTTCACCGTCCAGGACGGGAACCTGCATGCCGACCATCAACCGCGGATGCTTGTTGAGCGCCTCGAAGTACTGGGCGTGCTCGGTCTGCACCTCTTCGAGTGCGGCAGCCTGGTACGCCTGAGCGGTGCGCTCCTCGAGCGCGGTGCTCATCTCCCCCAATTTGGGGATCAGCTCCGCTGCTGGGGTAGTCCAAGTCTCTGGGCGATCTCCAGGCGGGGGTCCGGCATCGGTTCCAGCTCCGGCTCCGGTGTCGGCTCCGGCTCCGGTGGCAGCGGCTGTGCCGCTATCAGCTCCGCCAGCCCCGCCGGTGTCGGGTCCGGTGGTGGCAGCACCACCACCTGCTGCGGGTGGAGCGCCTGCTCCAGCGCCTGCACCGTCTGCTCCTGTACCTGGAGCTGGAGCCGCAGCACCGTCAGGTGCCGCTGCTCCCGGTGCAGCCGGCGGGTCAGTCTCATCCGGCGCCAGCGCATCCATGAGCGCCGAGAACGCAGCGTCACCGTGGACCGGAATCTCCACCACCTCAGGTGCGGTCTCAGTTCCTTGCTCACTCACTGCTCCTCCCCTCGGAACTCCATCAAGGTCTCGACCAGGGTGGCCTGGTCTGCTTCGGTGAACTCGAACTTGATCTGCTCGAGCCACTGCACCAGGCCCTGTTCGGCCAGGAACATCTTGTGGATCTCGGAGATGACGGCGATCTCGATGGCGGCGTCACCGTTGGTGCAGTCCCACTCGATCTCCCACTCGAGGATCGCCAGCTGCCAGTTCATCAGCAGGTTCTTGTAGTGGTGGGCGTTCTCCGCCTGGTCCTCGGTCGCGTCGATCTTGGTCAGGCAGTCGGGGTCGGAGGTGATCTCGAGCCGCAGGATGTTCAGCATCTGCTCGATGCGGGCGTAGTAGAGGTCGCGGAAGTCGTTCATGTCCGCGTACGTCAGCCCCATGTAGGTGGCGATCATCCGGTTCGCCCACTGCGGGGTGACCTTCTTGGTCGCCTCGGCAGCGGCTGGTCTCAGCACCTCGCGCCACGCTTCGAGGATGGTGTGGTAGGTGGTGTCCTCCTCGGGTGGCGTGACACCGAGCGAGGCCATGTCGACCTTGTCCTGGGGTGAGAACTCGATGGTCTCGATGATCTCGCCGGGGACGATGTCGTCGCTCATTCGGGCACCCTTCCGGTCAGCATCAGCTGACGGTACTCGGTCTCGATGGTCCGGATCACGGACCTGATGTCGTAGCACAGCACGTTCTCGACGTAGACCAGCTTGCACTCGGCGGGCACGAGCTCGCCGCCGCCGTAGTAGTCGCGGACCTCGTAGAGGTCGAAGCCCTCGAGGCCGTTGTAGGTGTGGACCTTGAAGGGGAAGCGGGGATCCTTGTAGACGCCGACCTGGTAGGACGGCAGCGTGATCTTGACCTCGGCTGTCCGAGGCGGACCGTCGCCTGCGACCTCAAAGGTCTCGACGTACTGACCCGCCTGGACCCGCTGCTGCTTGGTGCCGGTCTCCAGGTAGGTCAGCACCCGGCGTCCGCGTGGCTTCGGGTAGGCGGGCTTCAGGATCTCCTCCTGGAACCAGGCGCGCCCGGTCTCGGGGTCGATCCGGATGGGCTCGTCCTCGGGCTGGCTGTTCTGCCGCTGTCCGGCCATCTCGTCGGGATCGGCATGCCGGACCTCGATGTTCTGGGTCCGCTCTGGGGCGGGCGGGTCGAACCCGAAGAACGAGGGGTCGGGCTGCGGCTCGTCCTGGGTGATCCGAGGTGGCGGCGGTGGCGCCGGCTCGAGGTCGACTCCGTCGTTGAGCTTGAGCCACGCTTCGCGCAGGCCCTCGGTGGTGTACTCGCGGTAGTGCTTCTCGAAGGGCACGCCCGCTGCCTTGAGAGCCTGGTAGTACCGGCCCTTGTCTGTCTGGCTCATGTCATTCCTAGGTAGGTCGGGAAGCCGATGCGACGAACAGTATCAGCGGCGGACCGGCGGCGGCCCCGACGTGTAGACACCCCTGTAGACACCCCTGTAGACACCGGGGGTGTCTACGTGTTTGCCCAGGTCAGAGGCATGTAGACACCGTAGACACCAGAAAAGGCAAAAGTATTTGAGTGTATCCCTCAGAAACTTTGCCCTTTTCTGGTGTCTACGGTGTCTACATGCCTCTGACCTGCGGTTATGCGTAGACACGAGGGGGTGTCTACGGGGTGTCTACACCGGTGTCTACATCTCGGGCGCCGAGGGCGGTAGCGTGGCCCCATGACCACGCCTGCCGCCGAGCCGAACCCCGACTACGACCCCGAGCTGGATGACCCGGACGACGACGCCTCCGAGGAAGAGGGCGAGATCTTCACGGAGCCGGCCAGTGAGTGAGCCGAGCGTCGGACGGATCGTCCACTACGTCAGCTACGGCTCAGCCGGTGGCGAGTTCGCCTCCGAGTGCCGGGCCGCGATCGTCACCGAGATCAACCCGAACGACATCGGGATCGCGGTGCTGAATCCGACGGGACTGTTCTTCGACCGGCAGATCCGGCAGTCGGAGGACGACCACAAGGGCGGCACCTGGCACTGGCCGGAGCGGGTCGATGGGTAACCCGATCCCGCCGTACGTCATCACCACGCCGTACGGGAAGCCAGGCAAGTGGGCCGCGGGCTACCACACCGGGGACGACTACTCCACGCGTGGCAAGACCGGCGTCCCGGTACGCGCGTCCAAGGCGGGCTGGGTGGTCTCCACCTACAACGCCTGGGGCTCCAGCTACGGGACTCATGTGGTGCTGGTCAACAAGTCGACCGGCATCCGGATCGGCTACTGCCACCTAAGCTCGATCAAGGTGAAGCAGGGGCAGCGGATCAAGAAGGGTCAGATCATCGGGTACTCGGGGAACTCCGGGAACTCGACCGGGCCGCACCTGCACTACGAGGAGCGGAAGTCGCCGTACGGGTACTGGGACCACCGGAAGCCCGTCTTCAACCGTCAGGACTGACATGGACCTGTTCTACTTCATCCTGTTCCTGCTGGCCTGCATCTTCTTCGCAGCCGCTGCGCTCGGAGTCAGCCATCCGCGGCTGAACCTGATCGCAGCCGGGCTGTTCTGCTGGGTGCTGGTGCTCACCATCCATGCGGCGAAGGCGCTGAACTGATGGGCGCGATCGGCTGGATCCTGGTGCTGGCCGTCGTCGCGTTCCTGGTCGTGATGGTGGTACGCGGGCGGGGGCGCTAGTCCTTCTTGGTGAAGGGCTGCAGCTTCGACTTGCGCTTGCCGTCCTGACCCGGCTTCTTCTTGAGGCCGGGGTACTTGGCCAGCACCTTCTTGCGGACGGTGCTGGCCTCGCCCTCGGTGTCCTTGCGGGCCGACATCGACAGCGCGGCCTTGGCGTGCGCCTTGTCGTGGATCGGGTACTTGCGCTTGCCCTGAAGCGCGAACGATCCCTTCTTCAGCTTGTTGCGGTGTTCGGCGTCGAGCTTGGCCATCACGGTCTCCTGGTGTCGATGAAGGGGTTGGGTGTCCCGTTCGTGGTGTACGGGTCTGTGGTGCCGTTCGCGCCGGCGTAGTCCGCACGCTGGTACTCGAACGTCTCGATCGCTCCGTACTCGTAGCCGACGTTCACACTGATCGGGGCGTACCGGTACTGGATCAGGGACAGCTGGCCGAACGACGGCTTCACCACACCGGTGTCGTCGGTGATGGACTCGGCGAAGAAGAACCACTCCTTCAGGTCGCGCTGGATCTTCAGGAAGTCCTCGAGGTCGTAGAACAGGTCGCCGGGATCGCTGAAGTCGTAGAGGTTCTTCGCGACCTCGACGGCTCGTCCGTTGAGATCCCAGGACCTGATGCCGTAGCGCATGGATCCGGTGAAGTTCCCGACGCTGATCGACACCTGCTGCAGGTGGCACCAGGCGTCGTGGGCGCGGTTGGCGCCCTGGGTGTTGGTCTCGAGCTTCCACGGAATCGCGCGCTGCAGGACGTTGTTGCTCGCATCCACGTAGTCGTCGTAGCCGTAGAGCTCGTCGAAGTAGTACATCCCGTCGGGACGGGAGATCGACATGTGGATCAGTCCACCCTGCTCGACCTTCCGCAGGCTGGCGGCCTGGACCAGCCACCTGGACCAGGAGCCGCCACCGGTATCGGAGGGGGCGCTGCCGTCCAGCACCCATATCTCGTTGCCGTTGCAGCCCGGCTCGAGCGGCTCACCGTTCGGGTTGTTCACCAGGTAGTACAGCCGTAGGTCGTGGACCGAGGACACGATCCACTCCTTGTGGGTCAGGCCCTGCCACATGTTGTCGATCAGGTCGGTCTGCGACTTGTGGTTGATGTTGTACATGGTCGCCGTGGACTTCATCAGCTGGTCGTCGAGCGGGTGGTACAGCCCGTTGTTGAAGACCTCGCAGCCGTACGGCGACGTGGTGCCCGGTGTGGCGGTGGTCTCCTCGAAGCCCATCACGTTGACGGCCTCGGACTGGCTGGCGACCTGCGCCGGCGCCATGTAGTAGCAGGTGTTGTAGCCGTCGACGCCCCGGCACAGGATAGTCAGGGTGTCGGTGGACTGCGGGTTCTGCCACAGCTTCACCGCTGCCGCCATGTTCAGGTTGCCCGAGGTGAGCGTCTTGATGCCGCCGCCGCGGCTGGCCGAGAAGTCGGTGTAGGAGCCCTGCTGGTTCGACGTCCACCGGATCACCGCCGGGTTGGTGGCGTCCTTGACGATCACCATGCGGTCGGCGGCGACCAGTCCCTGACCACCGCGCGACGGGTCGGAGTAGTTGATGCGGGTCTCCTTGGTGGGGACCATCATCGCCTCGTTGCCCGCCTCGGACTGGGACGGGCTCATCCGTAGCCAGCCGTCCGGGCCGAGGGTGGATGACGCCTTCAGCTCGCGGGAGTCCACCCGCAGCGCCATCACCGGGATCGGTGACTGGTCGTTCCACTGCAGCATGTACAGGTTCCATTGGGTGGCGCCGGCGGCCATCGCGTTGACGAACACGTCCGACGGCATGCTGGCGACCAGCTGGTCGCAGCACTGGTCCGGGTCGGCGGTCGCGGTGCCGGACGGCTCACCGGCTGCGTTCGGTGTCTCCCAGCGCCACTGGGACCAGCCGCGCTGCGCGTGGATCGTGGTGATCGCGGACGGTGCGGACTCACCGACCTCGTTGGCGAAGGTGTAGAAGAAGCCGAAGTTGTACTTGTTCTCGTGCCCGGTCGAGCCGTCGCTGATGAGCGTGTTCGGTGTCTTGGTCTCCGGGTTCGGCAGGGTGCCGCCGACGGAGAACGTCCGCTCGGTGCTGCTGGCCCCGTGTGCCGGGCCGTTCCACTCGTACGTCAGCGACGGGCTGTCGCCGAACGACCCGTCGAAGTAGCCGCCGAGGGTGTTGCCGCCCTCGAGCATCGCGGAGTCGACGTAGTGGAACTCGCCGCGCGGCAGCAACGGCACCTTCACCGTCATCCGGATCGACGTGGTGCCGGCTGGTGCGGTGCCGGGGTTGGACAGCCGGGTCCAGC